AAATTCCAGTCGCTTGCGTCCTTGCTGCCAAACTTCTTGGCAAACTCCCGCTTGCCGTAACCACTTCCAAATCCTTCTTCCTTGGTGCTCTTGGCATCAGTCAGGTCTTCAAACTCTTCCTTCTTGACATCGTAGAACTTCATCTTGGCGTAGTTCAAACCCACAATAAACTTCTTGTTTGCAGCCTTGGTGTTGTAGCGGTTCTTTAACTGCTTCACCATGATCTGCCCTGCCTTTTCCAATTCTTCAGTTGTAATAAGTGCTGCCATAAAGTCTGCGGTATGGGGCAGACCAAACGACTCTGAAGTATCGGTGAGTTCCACATCACTGGATGAAAATCCTGAACGGTTTACCTGTGTGGCTGTAAAGATGGGCACATTTCGTTCCATTGCAAGCCCACGCAACTCTTCTGCAATAGCCTTGATGTAACTGTACGAATTCACATTGTTGCCACCGCTCTTGAGACGAGCAGACGAGCAGATGTTGATGTAATCAATAAACACAATATCAGGGGTGAATCCCTTCTTGAGTTTTAGTTCATCCATCAGCACACGGAAGTGGTTGGCATTAGCCACCGAAGTGGGATACTCCTTGATGATGAGTTTGCCGTTCACACCCCGCGTGGACGCTTGCAACCGCTTCTCGTACATATCAAGAGGCAGATCGTGGAGTTCGTCCATCGTGATGTCCATGATGTTTGCGTCAATGCGTTCTGCAATACGCTCTTCTGCCATTTCCAGCGTGATGTACAGCACATTCTTGTTCTGCATGAGACAACACGCTGCGTGGTGACACATGAACAGCGACTTACCCACGCCTGTGCCTGCCATGACCACATTGAAAGTCTTGGGAGCCACACCACCCTTGGTAATCAAGTTGAACATTTCCAAGTCAAACGGAATCTTGTCTTCTTCACGATGCAGCACTTCGTAACGCTGCTCGTAGTTCTCAAGATAATCGTGACCAATATTTGTGTCAAACGAAACCGCGAGTGCCTTGCTCAAAATGTCAGGCAGAGCATTGGGTGTACGCACCTTGTCCTTGCCATCAATAATATGAATGGATTCAAGAATGGCATTGTAGATGGCTTTGTCCTTGCAGAACTTTTCTGTGGTGTCCAATAGCCATTGGGTGTCTTGCTTTTCGCTTCTACACACCGCGTCCACGGTTTCCCTGCACCGCTTGATCTCGTCTTCGGTAAGAGCCTTGTCGCCTTCCAAAGAGATAAGGAGGGCTTCCTTGGAGGGAACCCCCTTATACTTCTCAATGAATCCCTTGATCTCACGGAACACCGCACGATCAGGGCGATTGGCAAAGTACTCTTCTTGAAGGAATGGCACAGTCTTCTTGCAGAACTCTTCGTTGTTGATGAGTCCTGCAATAACTGTTTGTTCAATCGTACTCATTTATTCCTCCGTATCGGTTTCACTCACAGGTTGTGGTTCGTCCTTGCCGTAGCAGAACTCCTTGGCAACCGCAACCTCCAACTTGTCCATGACTTCCTTGGTAAAATACTTTTCAGGATTCTTGATGATCTGCGATTCAAACGCAGTCTTGCCACCACCCACATCAACCTTGGTGGACACCTTCTTGAAAATATCGTACTTGATGGCAATGTCTAGCAGCCCGTAATACGGATTCAGCCCCGTATCAAAGTTCAACTGCACATCCACCATCTTGTTTTCCTTGGTCTTGCGACTCTTGTAGGTCTTGCAATGGATGATGTTGCCCACCACTTCATTGTCCACCTTGTCCTTCTTCTTGGACAGGTAGATAATGGTGGACGCAGCGTACTTTAGTCCTGCACCGCCACCCATTTCCTTGGTTGGCACATACGCACCCACCACATCGTAGGTGTGGTTGGTCATAATCATGGGAATACGAGCGTGCCCCAACTTGATGGTAAGCACACGAAACGCAGCCTTGACCACCTGTGCACGGGTCATGTCACGGGTGTTCTTGCCTTCTGCGGTGTCGTTCATTTCCTTTTCGGTGCTCAACATGCCTAGCGAATCCAGCACAATCATCATGCGTGGACGCTTGGCTTCATCGGTTTCCAAATACTTGTCAATGGCTGAAATGCACTGGTGACGGAACTCTTCCACAGTAGCCACAGGCAGAACCGCAACCCGCTGCCGATCAATGCCACGAGACTCTAGCATTTCGCTAGTGATGGACTGCTCGGAATCAAAGTATATCACCATGCTAGACTCGTCTACATTCAGGAACTCACGAACCACATTCAGGGCAAAGTAGGTCTTGCCTGTGGCTTGCTCGCCTGCAAGGGCTACAATCTTGTTGTCAGGCAGACCACCGTACAGCGAACCACTCACCAAAGCGTTGAACGAATACGAGCCTGTGGAAATGTACGATTGGGTATCGCTACCGTCCAGCCCTTCAATTGCAATCTTGCCGTACTTGTTGCCTGATGCCTTTAGAATGTCCTTTAGATTCATTTGCCTAATGCCTTTCGTTGTGTGTCAATAGTTTCCATCTCACCGATGTACTGCTCAATCATAACAGAAGACGACGCTTTGTCAAGCATCAATCTCTTTACTTCATTTTGCAACCACTCCTTCCTCTCACGAAGGAGGTTGCAAAGGTACTGCTTATTTAATTCAATAATTGCCATCTCAAGTAGTCAACTTGAGCGAGGGAATCGCCATCTCCTTGCTAGGAATCACGAGTCCTGAACCAAAAGCACTGCTGAACTCGTTGGCTAGATCGTCCATTGGTTCTGCGGTAAACAGCACGGCATCCTTGGGAATTTCAAAACCTTGATCCTGCTTGACCGAAGCCATCCACGGCACGATGGCAAGGCTAGCACCCTGACCGTTGCGACCGGGAACAGGAATCAACATGCACGGATTCTTTAGATGATATCCAGTAATGTTCTCACCAGTAAACTTTTCAGTCACCTTTGCAATAATCTCTTCACCGCTACGCATCTTCAAAATTAGTGTTGCCATTTGTAAATCTCCATTGTAAGGGGTTATAGTAGAGCACAGTATCTATCAACGAATCAAACGAAAAGCGAGCCTAAAGTATTCTGTTGTTCAGTTTTCCATCCCACAGCATTTGTAATACTGCGGAGCGGTTCAATAAACGATTTGTCAAATTGCATTTGCCAGTCCACATATTTTGTTAGTTCAAATTCTGCGGGCAAGGAATTTGTGAAACCAATCACATGCTCGTGTATAGGATTGGGAGTCTTCAAATAGATAAACTTAATCTTTTCTCCCTCACCAATAATCCTGTACTTCTTGTCCAACTTGTGCTTCCGCACCAAGTGGTTGTGGAGCAGTGCAGCCTTGACCGCAATAGGTGTGGATTTACGATATACGGTTTGTGAGTCCTTGTATTGACCCATTCCGTTTACTGAACGGGGGAATGCCATTGATTCAGGGGGCAATGCCTTGAATTTTTCACGGGTAGTTTTCACAAACTCCTGTAGAGTGGACTCGTCCTTTAGCAGCACCATTTCAATTGCAGTCTTTAGCACCTTACGCACAAACGCAGGAGTGCTAGACCGCGTGGTTTCAATACCCATGATCTTGAACTTGGGAGTCTTGTACTGCACGCCTTCGCTGTTCCACACCGACAACATATACCGCTTCTTGGCAGTCCACACGCCCTTCTGTGCAATTACTTCTCGCCCCATGAACATCTTGTTGGCATACGCATTGGTCACGCTAGCCAACTCTGCAAACTCCTTGTCAATGAACGGTTGCAGCACACGCTCACAGAACTTGTCCAAGAACGGCACAACCTTTTCGGGTTCGGGTTCGGTCTTGAAGCCTTGCCGTACTGCCTGACCAAGTTTCAGATACACGGAATCGGTATCGCTGGCAATCACATAGTCTTCACCTGTGGTCTTGAACAGTTTGTTTAGATACCGATTAAGTGCTTCGCCGATCCATTGAATACTCAACTGCCCTGACAGGGTGATAGCCTCTGCAAGTGCCACATCAAAGAATCGGAAGTACTCGTTTCCAATGGCTCCGTATGCGGAGTTCAACTGAATCTTTCGCACCATCTGAAAGTTCTTGTACTTGGAAATCTCGTACTCAATGGCTTTGCGCTTGCTTGCGGGAGCATCAGGCGGAAGTGCTTCCAATTCCTTCTGCTTGCCCAACATGAGTTCCTTGTACCGCTTGCGTTCCTCGTACATGATTTCCATGAGTTCAGGCAGGAAGCCGTGACGATCCTTGCGGAACGCTACGCCGTTTGCTGCAACCGACAGATTGTGCGTCTTGGCATCGTTCAAGTATTCAGCAGGATCAATAAATGTCTTGACCACTTCACCACGATTCCTGCTCAAGATGGAATCAGGCGAAACCAGATTTCGCTTCCATATGGGATTGGTGTCTTTGGTTTCAGGTGAAATATTGTACTGCATGATAAGGTGGGGATACAGAGAGTTCAAGTCAAAACTCACCACCCAATCGTGCATTCCCACAAGGGGGTCTTTCACATATGCACCCGCGTACTGTTCCTTCTTTTCTGCTTCACGCTTCTGCGGAACCACCATGCCCTTGCTCATCAAGTGATGGTGAATAATGGCATCCCATGTACGGACTTGGGAGAACACATCTTCAAAGTTTACACGGGCAGAATACGCTAGTGCCACAGCAAGATCAAGCAGTTTTAGTTTCTCTTCCAGTTTGGCAACCAGTTCCACATCCTTGTAGTTGTACTCCATGAACTTTTGAAAGTTCTGTGTGTAGAACTCCTGAAGGGTATCGTACTCGTTATACGAAACCTTTTCCTCACCCAGTTCAACCGAACACACATGGTTCAGGGAGTACGACTCCTGCTTGACATAGGTGAACTTCATGTACAGTTCCAAATAGTCAAGGGTGGAAATGCCTGCAATGGTAAACACCTTTTGGTCGCGTCCCATTCGGTTCACGGTCATTTCACGCAACCGCCCCCACGGTGACAGGGCATTGCCCCACTCTTCGGCAATCCAATTCATGCGAGCCACCAAGTACGGAATATCAAAGAATCGGATGTTCCATCCTGTCACAATGTCAGGGTCTTCGTGCTTCCAAATCTCCACGAATCGTCGCAGCAGGCTTTCTTCGTCTGCAAAGCACTCTGCTTCCACGCCTTCAAGAGAGAAATCTCCAAGCCCAAGCACATAGGTGTTCTTGCCCACAGTCAGCGTGATGGCAATGATGCGTTCGGTGGGCGAATCCACAGACGGGAATCCGCCGTCACACGAAGTCTCAATATCCAAGAAGGCTACACGCAGACGGGAGAAATCGTACTCCACTTCGTGTGGAAACTCTTTATACAAGTACTGATATACGAATCCTGTATTGCCGTACACCTCAAAGTTGCTGACATCCTTGTACTTGTCAATGAATTCACGAGCGTCATTCACGCTTTCAAAGTCTATGGGTTCCACGGGGTTGCCGTAGATGGTTGTTAGCCCTGTGGGCTGCTTGGACTTGATATACAGCGTTGGGCAGAACGGAACCGCTTCGTGTACACGACACCCGTTTCGCCATCCGCGATACAGCACATTCTTGCCACGAAGATCAACGCTTGTATAGAAGTCCATTATCTCTCCACCATTGCGATCCAGTCCTGATGAACCAAGTCCTTGCCATCATACCCGCGACCAAGGTTCTTTGTCAAGTCCCACATCACCTTGTCGCCTATTTTAATGTCCTCGGTCAGATCAGGGCTAATATCCACAACTTCACCCCAAACCATTTTACAAGTAACCTTTTCGTTATAAATGATTCCTGCTTCGGTGGTCTTCTGCCCTCCGAGTTTGGTTGCGACCAGTACCCATTTTCCAATTGGCTTTAGTTTCTTTTTCATTTATTTTTCCTTATAATATGCAATAGTACAATCAACTGTTTTCTTGTTTTTATTTTTTATTTGGTTTACCTGTCTTGCAGAAGATTTTACTCCATACTCAATTAATTTTTTATAACCAATTGAACTGTGAATGTCTTCTACACTTTTCCACATATCATTTTTTCCAACCTTTGCAACATTCCAACACGACTTTCCCCCGACGATTATACGATCTGTACACTTTACGATTAGTGGAGATAAAAAATCAGAAACCCATTTTTCATAAGAGTCCTTTCCGTAAACAGATTGAGTTTGTTCTTTTGAATAAATTTCTAAATCAAAATAGGGTGGACTCGTTAAGACAGCATCAACTGGATCAAAATCGTAAGAGTTCATGTTTAGTGCATCATCACATATTAGAGTAACTCTATCATTCAACTCAAGAAAATCAACCATCTTTCTTATATTTTCAAATGTTTCTGTGTTTGGATCAAACCCAATATAATGTGAACCACTTGCAACAGAACCAAGAAGTCTTCCACCCCAACCCATACAAGGATCAAGAACCCGTCCACATCCACTTGTTACAAGTTTAGCCATTTGAGGACGGTACATGGTTGATTTGCACAATCCGCCACAAAAATAAACTCCTCGTTTCAACTCTGAAAGATATGGTGTTGAATGACATTTTCTGTTCCATTCTAAAACCTTTTGCAGCAGAGTAGGATTGCTCCACAATTTTTTGAAAGAATTGCCATTCTTGTCTTCAATGTCGTAAAAATTAGGAAAGAAGTGTTCGCACAATTTCATTCCCGTTCTTGATGTGCTATTTATTTCTTTTTTATTAGTACTCCATATTTTTAACTTTGACCAGTCTTGTTTCAGTTCCTGATCGGAATAATGTGGTACAAAATTGATACCAGTTAGTTCTTCGGATAAAACAGGAACAAGTCTGTCAAACTCTTCATCTGACAAACTTCTTGTTGAATATCTTTTGTTCAAAAATTTTTGTATGGTACTCATTGAGAAAATTTATCAAACATATACACGCCATCCATAGTTTTATGTAGAGTCCTATTCACACAATCAGGGAAAGAAGAAATAAATTTCCTATCCATAAAATGCACTTTCAAAGACGGATGATTATACCAATCAAGGTATGACCACGAGGCACTTCGCACATAAGAATTTTTTTGCACTTCGCATTTTTCAACTATCTGTTTTTCTAACTTTGCGCTTATTGCTGTTATACTAAACTCCACAGCATAAACCAATCTTTCCTTTATAAAAAGCGAGTGGACAATATCAAGATTTTCTGCCAAATCTTTTTCTAATCTTTTTCTAGTGTAATCATTAAAACACCCACTGCCATTTGTTTTTTGTTTTCCTGTGTATAGTTTTGGTTTTATTTCTTTTGACTTGTTGTTTGTTGGATCGTAAGCGTCTCTGCCTAATTTTCCAAATATTGGTTCGTAACCACATATCCATGTGGTGATATATTCTCTTAATGAAGAAGAGTTAACATCAGTCATGTACAAATCTAAAACTTCTTGTAATAGAGGATCAAGAACTATAGCCTTGCCTATTGCTCTATCTACTAAAATTTGTTTTAGGTGTTTGCTTATCAATCTGTTAAACAGTTTTCTAAAGTATTAGGAACTTCGTCAGCAATTCGTGCCTCTGCCAGTTTCACATATTCAGGATTTAGTTCTGTGCCGATATAGTTTCGTCCGTGAGTCAATGCCACCACAGCGGTTGTGCCGCTGCCTGTGAACGGATCAAACACCGTGCCACCCACAGGGCATCCTGCCAGTACACACGGTTGGATCAAGTCCTTTGGGTAAGTGGCAAAGTGTGCGCCCTTGTACGCCTTGGTAGTCACCGTCCACACCGAACGCTTGTTTCGCTTGCCGTCTGCCGCCCACACCCGATCAGGTTCTAATGCAGGATCGCGTGCGCCCTTGTCTTGCGGTTGTGTACGGTTCTTGTTGCCCGGTGCGTGTGGCTTGCCCACAGCGTCTTCCTTGACAGCCTCGTGATCGTAGTAGTACTTGGGCTGTTTGGTCAACATGAAAATGTACTCATGCGACTTGGTGCAGCGGTCGGTCACACTCTCGGGCATGGGATTGGGCTTGTTCCAAATAATGTCTTGACGCAGATACCATCCGTCAGCCTGTAGAGCAAGAGCCACTCGCCACGGAATACCAATCAAGTCCTTGTGCTTTAGCCCTTCACGCTTGGCTCCTGCCTTGCCCTTTTGGCTCACGCCCTTGTAGCCGTCAGCGTACTTGATCTTGCCGTATGCAGGGGTGTCCTCACCCATCTTACGCAACTGCTCCATGCCGCCGCTTGTGGTGGCATACGAATCGCCCAAGTTTAGCCATAGAGTACCGTCATCACGCAGAATGCGACGAGCCTCGCGGAACACCTCCACCATCTTCTGCACATACTGCTCGGGGGTTTCTTCACCACCGATTTCTGCGTCTCCTCCGTCGTAGTCACGAAGCCCGTAGTACGGTGGCGATGTAATCACGGTGTGGACACAGCCATCAGGCAGCGTCTTCATGCCTGCGATACAGTCTCCGAGAATTATTTGGTGTGTGTTCATCCAATGTCTCCGTACTTGGTTCCACGAGTAAAGAATTGCTCTTC